TGGCGGGGACAAGGCGAACGCCCTTGAACTCCCCGCCGCCAACCTTCCCCTTTGCCGGGGACACGCCAAAAAGATACATGTTGGCGAGTTCCTGAAAAACGGCGGAACGCTCCGGGCAAAGGTCAACCGCTTTTGCAAACTGCTTGAAGGAACCGTGAAACCGGACTTCAAGGGCGCATGGCTGGACTTCAAACCCCTTGGCGAGTAATGGCAAGGATGCAACCCCAAGACCTTTGCCGCTCCGGCGCGGAACACGGGGAACAGTCCGCCCTTTTCTGTTGGATCAACTCCCCGGAAACACGGGCGGAGCTTCCCGCGCTCTTCAACGCCCAAGGACGCCCCAAGGTGTTCGCCGTCAACAACAACGCCGGGACGGGTGACGCCATCCGGGGGGCGCGGGCAAAGATGGCCGGGGTTCAACCGGGAGTTGGGGACATGTTCCTTCCGTTGGCGCGTCACGGCGTCCATGGGCTGTTTGTGGAAATGAAACAACGGAAGTTTAAGGGCAAGAAAGGCGGAGGGCTTCAAGACGTTCAAGTTGATTTCCGCGCCCAAGTTCACGCGGACGGGTTCGGGTATGCCGTCGCCTACGGATGGGAGGAAGCCGCCGCAATCCTCCGGCAATACCTTGCCCCGCCGCCAAGGTAAACAAACGCCTTGCGCGGCGCGTGGGGGGCGTGGTAGTTGTCCCCCATGGCAAGAACCGCAACGGCAAGAGCGGGGACAGGCAAGGGGACCGCCAAAGCAAAGGGGGGAACCAAGCCACCCCCGAAGAAAACCCCGAAAAAGACCGCAAGGAAGCGGGCAAAACGCGCCCCCAACGGACAGGGCAAGAACCCCCCCACGCAACAAGCCTTCCTTGCCACGGTCAAGGCGGAAAACCCAACAATCACGTCCGAAGCGTTGGCGGAGCAATTCAAGATTCCTTTGGAGGACGTGGCGCGGATGCGGCATTTCGTCCATGAATATATCAAGGATTTCAACGCCACGCAAGCCGCCTTGCGGATGGGATACGCGGAAGACTTCGCGGGTTCAACAGGGTTGTTGTTGTTGCATCATTCCTTTACGCAATTGCGGCTTGGGGAGGTATTGGACAGGATGGAGGCGGACGCAATCGTTGGGGCTTCAACAATCATGGCCGGGCTGTTGAGGGAAGCCAACCAACCGGATTCATTTTGCGCCAACTCGTCAAGCCGCATCAAGGCTTGGCAAACCCTCGCCAAAATCAAGGGCATGGACGCCCCCCGCGCTCCCGCCCCGAAGGACGCCACCCCCGGCGGCGGGGTGATGCTTGTTCCCATTGCCGTTCACCCGGAAGAGTGGGAGGAACACGCCCGCCGCTCCCAAAAGGAATTGAAAAACGCCGTGATACTGGACGCGGAAATCGTTCGTTGACGTATGGAAGGGGAAGACATGCCGCCGGGAACGTGGGACGCTTTGGAGGACGCGGCGGAAATGTTGAACCGCTCCGGCTTGGGATATATCTTGACGGTTGGACAGGGCGGAAGCCGGATTGCGCGGACCCGAACGAACGCCATGGACATTGAAGCCCTTGATTGGCTGGACAAGCGGGCGCGGGAGAACGTGGAAAAACTACGTTGGGAGGATTACGCGGAATGATTGCACCGGCCACGGTTGAGGACGCCCCGCCGGAAGTTGTTTGGAAGCCCTTGCCCGGTTCCCAAGCCCTTGCCGTGGCTTGCCCTTGCAACGTTCTTCTTTACGAGGGAAGCCGGGGACCCGGCAAGACGGATTCGCAAGTGATGTTTTTCCGTTCCAAGGTGGGGAAGGGATACGGCAAGTTTTGGCGCGGGGTAATCTTTGACCGCGAATATAAGAACCTTGATGACCTGATTTCCAAGTCCGAACGTTGGTTCCCCCAATTCAAGGACGGGGCGCGGTTCCTCCGGTCAAAGTCTGATTACAAATGGGTTTGGCCAACCGGTGAAGAGCTTCTTTTCCGCCAGTTCAAAAAGGAAACGGATTACTGGAATTACCACGGACAGGAATTTCCTTTCATTGGCTGGAACGAGCTTTCCAAGTTCCCCACCGCCAAGCCGTTTGAGTTGATGGCGTCTTGCAACCGCTCCGGCTTCATTGCGGCGGAGCATACGCCCAAAGACGAAAACGGAAGATATAAGACGCCGGACGGGAAGCCCTTGCCGGAAATGCAACTCATTATATTTGCCACAACGAACCCATACGGGCCGGGTCATGGTTGGGTGAAAAAACGCTTCATTGACCCGGCGGACCCCGGCCAAATACTTGAAAGCTTCACGAACGTTTACAACCCCCGGACAGGGAAGCGGGAGGACATTAAAAGAACGCAAGTCCGCCTTTTCGGTTCCTACCGGGAAAACAGGTATCTTCCGCCGGAATACGTGGCGGTTTTGGAATCCATCACGGACCCGAACCGGCGAAAGGCGTGGTTGGAAGGGGATTGGAACATTGTTGCCGGTGGAATGTTTGATGACGTTTGGCGGGAAAACGTCCATGTCATTGACGATTTCAAAGTCCCGAAAGCTTGGCGGATTGACCGCGCCTTTGATTGGGGTTCCAGCCATCCTTTTTCCGTTGGTTGGTATGCGGAGGCGAACGGGGAAGCCGTGACGTTGAACGATGGGACGATATTTCAACCCCGGCGCGGTTCAATCATCCGGTTTGCGGAATGGTATGGGACGCAAGAAGCCGGAACGAACGAGGGCTTGCGTATGAGCGGGCCGGACATTGCCGCCGGTATCATGGAAAGGGAAATGAAGATGATGAAGGCGGGGACGATTTCCACAATCCCGAAGCCCGGCCCGGCGGATGGCCAGATTTACCAGACAACCCAAAGCGACGTTGCCACCATTGGAACGAAGATGGCGGCGGAGGGCGTGGAATGGATACCGGCCAACAAAGCCCCCGGTTCCCGGATAAACGGCTGGCAACTCGTCCGGGACGCTATGCGGAACGCGGCAAAAGGGGAAGGCGCGGGATTGTATTTTACAAAGTCTTGCCGCCATGCTATCGCCTTGATTCCAACAACCCCAAGGGACGAGGAAGAACCGGACGACGTGGACACGTTGGCGGAGGACCATATCCCGGATGAAGTAAGATACAAGTTGCTTGACGCTTCCCGGAAATGGGCGGTATCAATCAAAACGAAACACCCCACTTGATACCAACCAACGCCATGCCCGCCAAACCAAAACTTAGCACGGTTCCACCGTCCGCCGTCCCGGCCATTTCGGCCAAGCATCCGAAGTTCAAGGACTTCTTGCCCTTGTGGGAACAAATCCGGGATTGTATCGCCGGGGAAGCCGCCGTGAAAGCGGCAAAGACGAAATACCTTCCCCGCCCGAACGCGGAAGACTCTTCCCCGGAGAATACGAAACGATACGAGGGATACATTGCCCGCGCCGTCTTCCACAACGTCACGGGGCGGACTGTTGAAAACATGGTGGGGCAATGCTTCGCGGTTGACCCCGTTTATACCGGCCCGGAAGCCCTTCAACCTGTCATTGATGACATTGACGGGGCGGGCGTATCCGCAACCCAACAGTCCAAGAAAGCCCTTGGCATGGTTGTTGCCTACTCCCGCGCCGGTTTGCTTGTCGATTACCCCAAGACCAACGGGCCGGTTTCCATCCGTGACGCGGAAGAGGGCGGCATTCGGGCAAAGGTGTTGCTTTTCTTCCCTTGGCAAATCATCAATTGGCGGACAACCCTTCAAGGCGCAAAGTCCAAGCTTTCCCTTGTTGTAATCAAGGAAGATTATATTGCGGAAGACGATGGGTTTGAAACCAAGATTGAAGAACAGTTCCGCATTCTCCGCTTGGTCAACAATGTTTATTCCGTTGAAATCTGGCGTCCCATGGTTGAGGGCGGCGGCTTCAACCTGTTTGAGCAAGCCACCCCGGCGGACGGTTCCGGCCAACCCATGCAAGAGCTTCCTTTTTGCTTCATTGGCGCGGAAGCCAACGATTCGGAACTTGAAAAGCCTTTGATGCTTGATATTTCTTTCCTTAATCTTGGGCATTACCGCAACTCCGCCGATTACGAGGAAAGCGTTTACATGGTGGGGCAACCTACGCCTTGGCTTGCCGGTTTGACGCAATCATGGGTTGATGACGTGTTGAAGGGGAAAATCATGTTGGGTTCCCGCTCTTGCGTTCCACTCCCCGAAGGCGGGACGGCGGGATTGTTGCAAGCCAACCCCAACACGCTCCCCAAGGAAGCAATGGACCAAAAGGAAGAGTTGATGATTGCGCTTGGCGCAAAGCTTGTGGAAAAGCGGGAAGTGAAGGTGACGGCAACCGAAGCAGGGTTGAACGAAGCAAGCGCAACTTCGGTTCTTGCCGGTTGCGTGGCCAACGTTTCCGCCGCCTACGCCCGCGCCCTTGCTTGGGTGGCTTCGTTCCAAAACGTCACAATCCCCGAACCGGCGGACGGCATGGACGAGGGTTTGCTTTTTGAACTCAACCGGGAATTTGCCGTTGCCCGTCTTTCCCCGGAAGAACAATCTTCCATCATGGGGCTTTATACCGGGAAACTCATTACATTTGAGGAAGCGCGGGACAAGCTCAAATCCGGCGGCGTTGCGTATCTGGACGATGAAGACGCCAAGGACCAAATGGCGGACGAGGAAGAGGCGGAGCTTGCCCAGGCGCAACAGGAACTTGACGCCCAAACGGCGGCGCAAGAGCGGCTTCTTGCCGCCAAGGGGCAACCTCCGGCCAATACCCCGCCCGAAAACCAACCCCCCGCCGTTTAAGCCATGCCCCACCCCGTTGACCTTGTAACCCGGCAACAGGTATATCTTGAACGCCTGAAATCCGGTCTTGTCCGAAATTACGGGACGGCGCAAGAATCTTTGCGCCGCCGCATCCGGCAAGTATTGGCGGCGGTGGAAGCCGGGAACCTTGGGGAGCTTTCAAAGCGTGATATATCAAAGTTGATTCTACAACTTCGGGAAGCGCAAACCGGAATCACGTTGGCGGCAATGGACGCGTTCCTTGACGAAATGCCGGGGCTTGCCGCCTACGCTGCCGGGTTGGAAATTGCCCAACTGTCCAAAGGTGTTTTCCCAACCCCGCGTTTCAACGCCCCCACCGCCAAGCTTGCCTTTGACCGCGCCCTTGCCGCCCCTGTCCAAGCCACCGGGGAGCTTTTGGAATCCTTCGTGAAGACTTGGGCGCAAGGTGACGCCGTGAAGGTGGGGAACGTTGTCCGCAACGGATGGGCGCAAGGCAAGACGCTCCAACAAATGATTCGGGAGGTTGTGGGAACCAAGGCGGGAGGATACAAGGACGGGGTTCTTGACGTGTCCCGCCGGACGGCGGGGACTGTCATTCAAACCGCAACGCAACACGTTGCCAACGCCGCCCGGATGGAGGTTTGGGAGCGCAACGGCGATTTGGTCAAGAAATATCAATGGGTTTCCACCCTTGACCGGCGGACAACCCAACAATGCAAGAGCTTGGACGGGCGGCAATTTGAAGCGGGGAAAGGACCAATGCCGCCGATACATCCAAACTGCCGTTCAACAACCATTGCCGTTTTGGGTTCGGAATGGGATTGGCTGGACGAGGGCGGAACCCGCGCAAGCTCCGGCCCGAATCCCGGATATGTCCCGGCGGAGGAAACTTATTACGATTGGCTTAAAAAACAGCCCGCCGAATTTCAGACCGTCGCGCTTGGCCCAACCCGCGCAACCCTGTTCCGAAACGGGGGCTTGACCCCGGAGCGGTTCGCGGAATTGAATCTTGGGCGTGACTTTGAACCCTTGACCCTTGCCGAAATGCGCCGGATTGAACCGGAGGCGTTCAACCGGGCGGGGCTTTGATATATCTCCAACAACCAAACAGGAACCAAAAACATGAAAATAAGCAAAGCAGTATGGGACATGCTCCCCGCCGAAATGAAAACATCCTTCACCGCCAACCCTTCCAACCCGGAAGAGTATGACAACGGGGAAGAGAACGCCGCCGGACTCAAATCCGCCTTGGACAAGGAAAAGGAAGCCAAGGTGAAAGCCGCCCAAGAACGGGACGCCCTGCTTGCCGGGCGGGAAGCTGAAATCAAGAAAGCGCGGGAAGACGCCCTTGTTGAAGCCCGAACCAAGGGGGACTTTGCCGCCATTGAAGCGGCATACAAAAAGGACATTGCGGACTTGAAGAAAGCCCAAGCCGCATCCGAAGCCCGCGCCAATCAGCTTGCGATTGATTCCCACAACGAAGGCGTCATTGGGCAACTGCTTCCTTCCTTCGTTTCGGCCAAAGCCGGGAAGGCTGTTCTTGCCGGTCTTGTCAAAACGGAACTTGTGGACGGAAAGCCCGTCACGCGGTTCCTTGACGGGGACGGAAACCCCACCGCGCTTGACCTTGACGGTTTCCGCAAGAATTTGCTTGCGGACGCGGATTTAAAGGGCATTCTCGTTGCATCCAAGGGGAGCGGCGGCGGGGCCACGCAACCCAACGGGGGCGGCGGGTCCACTCCGGGAGAACGTCCAAAGGACGCCGCAACAGCCAACCCCGCCGATATGGTAGCCTATTTGAAAGGCAAGGGCGTTGGCGGTGAAGGTTGAGCTTGGGCAACAAACTCGTATCAATCACAACCTTAAAATTACCAACTACCATGCCACTATCCGCCTTCAAAGTGTTTTCCGATTTTGCCCAAGGGACAATGACGGAAGTTCTTCAACAACAAGTTGAATTGTTCAACGCCGCCACCCGTGGCGGAATTGTTCTTCGTTCCGCCCGCAATGCGGGGGATTTCATGGACAGGACCCATTGGGCGAAAATCGCCGGGCTTGTTCGCCGCCGTAATGCCTACGGAACCGGAACGGTTTCCGAAGTTGACCTTGCCCAACTGGCGGAAACGTCCGTGAAGGTTGCCGCCGGAACTCCGCCCGTCCGCATGGACCCCGCGCAATTTGAGTGGATTCTCAAAAACCCGGAAGAGGGCGGCGTTGTCTTCGGTCAACAGCTTGCCGTTGACCGCATGGCGGACATGCTGGACGTTGGCATTGCCGCCGTCAAATCCGCCCTGTCCGGCCAAGCCACGAACTACCTTTCCGCCGTTGCCGGAAATGCGGACTTTGCGGGCTTGAACACTGCCAGCGCGAAGCTTGGGGACATGGCCCAACGGATTGCCGTTTGGGTTGGACACTCCAAGCCCATCTTTGACCTTTGGGGGAACGCCATTGCCAACAATGACCGCCTTTTCACCTTCGGGACAATCAACGTTTCCACGGACGGCTTTGGGCGTCCAATTGTGATGACGGACGCCCCCACGCTCGTTGACCCGGACGGCGCGGGAACCGGCCCGGACGTTGCTTCCTACGCCATGCTTGGACTTGTTCCCGGCGCAATCCTGATTGAAGACAATGGCGATTACAACGCCAACGTTGAAACCAAGAACGGCGGTGAAAACATCATCCGGACCATGCAAGCCGAATGGTCTTACAACGTGTCCGTGAAGGGCTTCGCTTGGGACAAGACCAACGGCGGCAAGTCCCCAACAACCGCCGCCCTTGCCACCGGTTCCAATTGGGACAAATACGCCACGTATCACAAAGACCTTGCGGGCGTGGTTTACGAGGTCAAGTAATCATCACCGGCCCCGTTGTTTGTTCGTAACCCGGCGGGGCGTTTCCAATCCCGGAAGCGTCCCGCCTTTTTCTTTCAATCCAAAAATATATCAATCAAATGAAAACTAGCAATATCCTGTTCTTTGTCCGTGGCGGACGCGTTGACGATGACGCAAAGACCGCCGCAACCTCCATTGCCGCCGCCAGCGGCAAGCGTGTTGTTTTCCGCAACGCCACCGTTGCGAAGCAGACAAACGAGAATCCCGAACCTTGCGCCGGTGTTGCCGGGCTTGCGCCGGACAACTACAAGGAACGCTTCCCGTTCCATTCCACCGAAGGCGTTTCCAGCGTCCCGGAAGGCGGTCTTGTGGCGTTGGACGCCCCCGTTGAACTCAACAGCCTTGGCTTGCCCGTTGGTTGCCCGGATGACCGGGACGCCTTGAAAGAAGCCTTGAAGGCGGAAGGCGTTGATTTCCACCCCAACAACAAGACGGAAACCCTTGTTAACCTGTTCAAGAACGAAGTCCTTGCCAAGCAGGAAACCGAAGAACCCGAAGCATAAGCCGGAGGGCTTCCAACAAAGGAAACAAATATCATGCAAAAAGTCATTTACTTCACGGCAACAGGGGTTCCCACAAGCGGGGAGCTTTCCGAAATTGCCGCCTTGAACGAGCGGGCGCAAGCTCCGCTTGAAATCCTAGTCCGCAACGCCGAAGTCTCAAACGCCTATGGCGTAGGGCCGGAGGCGGCGGATTACATCATGGGAACCCGCCCCGCCGCGTATGCGGATGAAGAGGACTTCCCCGCCCTCCCGGAACTCCCGGACGCGGACACAACCGCCCTTGTGGAAGACGCCCAGGAAATCGCCATCACCGGCGGGACAGTGGCGTTTACCATTGAAGGCGGGGAAATCACCGGCGGCGCGTTCACCCCCACCCCGTAAAGCTCAACCTTGAACGAACATGGCCCTTGTCATTGAAGACGGTTCCCTTCCTAGCGGGGCCAACTCGTTTGTCACGGTTGCGGAGGTCCGCGCTTTTGCCGAAGCGCGGGCTTCCACTCTTGACGACACGGACGGGGAGATTGAAGCCGCCGCAATCAGGGCAATGGACTTCATCAACGCCTTTCGGGCGCAATTCAAGGGAACCAAAGTCACGGGGGCGCAACCCCTCCAATTTCCCCGCTCCGGCGTCACGCTGGACGGGTTCGCCGTTGCCGAAACGGAAATCCCCGGAGTGTTGAAAGCCGCCCAATGCCAGCTTGCGCTTGACGCGTTGGCCGGGACGGAACTTCAACCTTCCGGGGATGGCCGCGAAGTCATACGGGAAAAGGTTGATGTTCTTGAAACGGAATACCGCCCCGGAACCGGGGCAAACCCGCAACCGGCGTTGACCAAAGCCCGCGCCCTGTTGCTCCCACTTCTCACAACCGGCGGCGGCTTGTCCGTTGGCCGGGCATAGAAAAACAACCATGGCCGATTTTTCCAAGACCGCCGCCAACGCCTTGAAGTCCATTGCGAAAAACGGGCGTGTCTTGGCCATGCAAAGAATCACGCGGACTTTCAATGACGTTACCGGGGAACCCTCCGCCAATGTTGTATCAGCGGGGACAATCACCGGCGTTGTCCTTCCACGTTACAAAGGACCGACTTTTTCCAACATGGATGACGCCTTGAAAAAAGCAATCATGGTGGGACGGGCAAGAACCATTCTTTGCGCCGCCGCCGGGGCAACCTTCCCACCCCAACCCCTTGACCGCTTCAACTTTGATGGCGCGGATTGGGAAGCAAAGGGCGTGACGGAACTTTCCCCGGACGGGACGCCAATCATTTACAACGTGGGGGTGATGCAACTATGAACCCGAACCAAGGACGCTTCGGCCCGGATATTTCCGAATTTGCGCGGCTTACCTTGTTGCGGGCGGACATGTTGAAACGCGCCGTTGCAATCAAGCTGTTTTCCGCCGTCATTCGGGATTCACCCGTTGGGGACCCGGACTTGTGGAAAAGCAAACCGCCCGCCGGATACGTTGGCGGACGCTTCCGGGCAAACTGGAATTGCACCGTTGGCGCGGCGGATACGTCAACAAGCGTTTCCACCGATTACGGCGCGGCAATCCCCAAGGTGATCGAGGTTTGCGAACGTTCGGACAGGAATGATATAAATTGGCTTGCCAATTCTTTACCCTACGCGGCGCGGCTTGAATACGAAGGATGGTCCCGCCAAGCTCCGCAAGGAATGGTTCGCCGCAACACCGCCAGAATCAAACGCCTGATTTCCCAACAACTTGCCCAAGTGAGGAACCAAACATGAGCAACCCGGCGGACATTGAAAACGCCTTGCGGCAAAAACTGGCGGAAGCCCTCCCGGCGTCCGTTGGGAATACCGCGTTTGAGAACCAACCTTTTTCCCGAAAAGGCAAAGCCAAATGGTTTGAATTTCACTTCCTCCCGAACGCGCCGGACGTGGCCACGCTTGGCGCGGGCGGTCAAGACGAGTTCACCGGGATTGCCCAACTTGATATTCACGTTCCGATTGGGAGCGGGAAGGAAGCGGTTGCGGCGGACATTTTGGCCATGCGTTCCGCCTTTACACCGGCAACCCCGCTTGTTTACAATTCCGCCATCGTAACGGTAAAAAGTTGCGGTCAAGTCCCCGGAGGGCAAGCGGAAAACTCATATCGTTTTTCCGTTTCGATTTCTTGGGAAACCCGCCTCTTCCGCTCTTGATATACCAACAACCAAAAAAATAAAGCAATGTCAGACTCCGCCCGCCACGCCGCCTTTTACGTCTTGGAAACCGTTTACGGAACAACCCCGGAAACGCCCGCCCTGAAACGCATCCGCCATACTGGAATGACGTTGGGAACCCAACGCGGTTCCCTTCAATCCGAAGAACTCCGCCCGGACAGGCAAATTTCGGATTTCCGCCTTGGAACCGTCACGGTTCCCGGTGATATTTCAACGGAATTGTCCTTCGGGACTTTCGACGATTTCCTTGAAGCCGTCCTTTTGGGAACTTGGACGCCCAAAGCAATCCGCGAAGCGTCCACCCTTTCCGCCGTGGCTTCGGATTCCTCAATAGAAGATTCAGAAGCGGAATTTATTTTTTCCGGTTTTCAAGTGGGGGACGTTGTGACTGTTACCGGATTCACCGGAACCCCCGCGAACAACGGAACCTTTGTCATTACCAACGTTGTCGCTGGAAAGCTCACTTTGGACGATTTGGACGGAAACCCCGCCGTTTTCGTTGATGACGCCGCCGGGGAATCCGTGACGGTTGCCACAACGGAAACAGTGTTGAAGGCGGGAACGGAACGCCGCTCTTTTTCGGTTCTCCGCCACTTCACGGACATTGCCGCCACCGGCGAGGGCAAGCCCTATCACCTTTTCAACGGGGTTGAGTTTGGGACGCTTGCGCTTGCCATCAACCCCACCGCCATCATTACCGCCACCTTCGGCGCAATGGGACGGGAAGGCGTTGCCCCCTCCAATGACCCGCCAGCGGGCGCGACATACCCCGCCGTATCCACAACGCCGCCCCTTGACGCCTTCGCCGGCGAATTGAAGGAAGGCGGGGCAACCGTTGGACTTGTCACGGAATTTTCCATGAACCTTGATAATGGGATGGAAGTCCGCAACGTGGTTGGTTCCAAGTTCACAATCCGCCCGTCAATCGGGCGTTCCACCTTGACGGGTTCCGCAACGGTCTATTTTGAGGACTCCGCCATTTTGGCCAAGTTCCTTGCCGAAACGGAAACGTCCTTTGCAATCACCTTGCCGGACGCTTTGGGCAATCAATATATCTTTGAAATCCCACGCGTGAAGTTCACCGCCGGGCAACCGGATGTTGCCGGGCAAGGTTCCATCACCCTTGCAATGCCCTTCCAAGCCCTGCTTGACCCCGCCAAGGCTTCAAACATCGTAATCCGCCGGATTCCCGCGTAACGGCAAATTGCCGGGAACAGCCCCCAACAGGAACCAACCATGACACAAGCAAGAAAGACCGCCAAGAAAGCCAAGAACGCCCCCAAGAGGGGCGGGAAGGGCGTCCCACCCGCCAAAACCAAACCCGCCCCTCCGGTGGGAATGGAAGCCTTTATGACCCGCCAGCGGGCAAATGACGGGCAACGGATTGAACTCCAAACGCCGGAAGGGGACAAGTCCCCGCATTTCCTGATTGTCCGGGGCATTGATTCGGACGAGTTCCAAAAAGCCAAGAGCAAGCAAGCCCGCGTGATTGGGGAACTTGTAGCTTTGCCGGAGGAAGAAAGGGAAGACGCCGCGCTTGAAGCAACTTGCAAGTTTCTTGCGGTCTTGGTAAAGGATTGGAGTTTTTCGGACGCTTCAATTATGCCGGAAGGGGCGGAGCTTTACCCGTGCAATCTGGAAAACGTTGCGCGGTTCCTCCGGGAAGCTCCCCAAATCCGGGAAAAGATTGACGAGCTTGTTTCCCGCCGTTCGCTTTTTTTTCGGAATCACTCCGGGGCCTTGACCAATACGCGGAACGCTTCTTTGACCTAAGCAAACCCGCCGCCGCCGGTTCCAAACTCACAAAAAGGGAAAACCTCCAACAGATTGAAAAAGTCACGAAAAAGCCCCATCCTGATTTGCAACTTCCGCCCATTCCGGCGCGGGTTGCTTACTTGTGGGAATGGTTCCGGGAAGTTCAAAACGGGGAGCGGTTGACGTGGGAAGAAATCCGGTCATGGTCGATTTTAACCGGAAAGGATATATCAACCATTGAAGCCCAAGCCATCCGTTCCCTTTCCTTCATTCAATACAATACGATAAACACCCCATGACCGAAGATATTACATCCTTGCAAATTCGCATCCTTTACGATTCCGTAACGGAAGCGGAACGCCGGTTGCGGACGTTGGAAGGGACTTCGGGAAGAACGGAAAGAAGTATCAACCGGCAAAACAAATCCGCCGGTTCCTTGATGGGAACCCTTGGGAAACTGGCGGCGGGTTATATCACCTTGCGCGGAGTGGTTGCCGGGTTCCAAGCGGTAATCCGCAAAACGGCGGAGTTTCAACAGTTGAACGCCCAACTTGTCACGGCAACCGGGAGCGCGGAAAACGCCGTTGCCGCGTTCGCCGCAATCAAAGACTTTGCCCAACAAACCCCATACGATTTGCAACAAGCAACCGGGGCTTTCATTTCATTGGTCAACCGGGGGCTTGAACCTTCGGAACGCGCCTTGCGGGCATACGGGGACACGGCTTCAAGCATGGGGTTCCAGCTTTCCGAAATGGTCCTTGCCGTGTCCAACGCCACCGCCGGGGAGTTTGAGAACCTGAAACGCTTTGGTATCCGCGCCCAAAAGGAAGGGGACAACGTGAAATTCACCTTCCGGGGCGTGACAACCGAAGTGAAAAACAACATTGAAGATATTGAAAGATATTTCATTGAACTTGGGGAAACGTCCTTTGCCGGTGGCATGGAACGCCAAATGAACACGTTGACCGGAGCGTTTTCCAACCTTGGGGACGCGTGGGAGGTTTTGCTTGCCACAATAGGGGAGGAAGGGCTTGGGGACTTTGTGGAAGACTCAATCCGCAACGTTACCGCGCTTGTTGAAGAACTTATTGCAATGCTGGAATCTGGCCAAGTCCAAGCCGCAATTGACGGTTGGGCAATCGCCTTTGGCGGTTACGTGGAGGACGTATCTTTCGGGGTTGGTTATTTGAACGAGATTTTGCAAGGACACGGGGAGCAAGGGGAAGAAACCGGGCAAACCCTGTTTGAAGGACTCATGGGCGGAATGAAAGCCGCCGTCATTGGATACCGCGCATACGTCAAATCCATGGGAACGATTCTTTGGGGCTTGGTTGATTCCGCCGTCCAAGTAGGGAAAGCCATCTTTGAAACCATTGCCGCCGCGTTCAACGGTCTTATCACTTCCGCCGCGATTGCGGGCAAAGCCATTGGGCAAGCCTTGAACCCGTTTTCAAGCCAAACCTTTTCCGGTTCCATCAAGGCGGGATACGCCGGAATTGCTTCCGAAATTGAGGGCGCGGCCAACAAGTCCCGCCTTGCTTGGGATGATTCCTTCGTGAAAATCGGAATCAATTCGGACGTTGTTGTTTCCGGTCTTGCGGACGCGTGGAAGGAAGCGGGGGACAACATCACCCAAGCCGCCCTTTTGCAAGCGGAGGCGAACCAAAAAAGGGAACAGTATGACAAGGACGCGGAAGCCCGCGCCCTTGACCGGGCGGACAGGTTGAAGCGGTTTGGTATCAAATCCGGTGGAACCGGCGGAGGAACAGCCCCCACGGCTTCAAGAGGGGGACGCGGTGGCGGCGGAGGTTCCCGGACTTCCGAATTTGAGACATTGGAGAAATCCTTGCGTGATGAAGAAACATTGATTTCCGAATCCTACGCCCGCCGGTTCCAGTTGATTGAAGACAACACCCGCCAAGGTTCCGCCTATCAGGCGGAGCTTCAAATTTCCTTGACGGAACAGTTTGCCGAAGAACAACAGAAACGCGTTGACTTGATGAAGGAACAGCCGGAAACGATGTTCCAAGCCTACGCGGAGGAAGAACGTATCATTCAAGAATCATACGAGCGGCGCAAAGATATAATCTTGAACGCCACCGAATTGACTGAACGCGAAAAGCTGAAAATGCTTGAAGAGGCGGAACTTCAATACACCGCCGCCATGCGGAAACATGAGATTGAGCGCAACGAAATGCAACTTGGCATTGCGGCGGATTTCTTCGGCAACATCGCGGCCATGTCCGCCGCCTTCGGTTCCAAGGGCGCGAAAATCGCCAAGGCGGCGGCAATTGCGGAAACAACAATCAACACCTACAAGAGCGCAACGGCGGCGTATGCGTCCCTTGCGGGTATCCCCTACGTTGGCCCCGCCCTGGGCGCGGCGGCGGCGGGCGCGGCCATCGCGGCGGGTTTTGCCAACATCCAAGCCATCAAGGCGCAAGACGCTTCCGGCGGTTACGCCGGGGCATACGAAAACGGCGGGTATATCCCCGGCGGTAAATTCGGGCTTGTTGGGGAAGCCGGGCCGGAGTTTGTCCAAGGTCCGGCCATGGTGACTTCCGCCCGCCAGTCCGCCGCCGCCCTTGCCCAAAGCGGAGGAAAGGCGGTCATTGTGAACATCACGAACCAAGCGGGCGTTGACATTGAAAAGACCGGCGAAAGGGAAACCCAAGACAACATCATTGTTGATTTCATTGTGAAGAAAGCCGTTGACCAATCCAAGCGGGCCATTGCTTCGGATATTCGGACAGGCGGAAACGAAGTGTCAAAATCCATGGAAGGAACTTTCGGGCTTTCCCGCGCCCGCCGGTGATGATAAACAAACGCCATGCCAACCTTTCCCGCAACCCTTCCGCTTCCCTCCGCTAGCTTCGGGGTGAACGCGGAAACGCCCCAAGCCCGGACAACCATGGACTCCGGGAGGCGGCGGCAACGCCTCCGGTTCTCCACCGAAATTGAAACATACAGCGTTCAATGGAGTTTCACCGGCGCGGAGTTTGCGACGTTCAAGGAATTTTTCCGGGATGACCTTCAAGGCGGAACGCTGTTCTTCACCATCACGCTTCCCCTTGGGGCGGACCCGGATTTTGAAGATATGAGTTTGCGATTTCTTGAAGGGAAATACGCAAGCCAATACAAACCGCATGACACTTGGGTTGTGACGGCAACGCTTGAAAGGGAAGTCACCCAAGCCATTCCGGACCCCGCCGTTTCCCCTGTCCCTCTTTGGTATCGGCCAATCGTTCCCCTGATTTCTGATTTCACCGCATCCGCCCTTGTCCACAAGAACGCCTTGTTTCAGTCAAACCCCGGCGCGGGCAACCAACATATCATCACGGTTCCGGCAATTGAGGACGCCGGGGACAGGTTGCCCATTGGGGTTGAGTTGACCGGCCCCGGAACCGTTGTCATTCGGACGGAAGGGGAGGAAGGGGGCGGCGGGGACCCCGATCCTTCCTTGCTGGCAAGCCTTTTATCCAAGCTTCCTTGGTCTTTATATGATTCGTCAACTGTTGTGGAAACCTCCGGGACAATTACGGAATGGACAGACCTTTCCGGCAACAACAGGCATTTGACAGATACCCAAGCAAGCGCAAACAGGGCGCGGCTTATTTCCGGGGCGGTGGAAACGGATCATACCGGCCCCCGCGCCTTCCGTGGGGAACTTTCAAGCGGCAACGTTGTTCCAAACCGATTCCACGCCTTTATGATTTTGGAAGCGCGGGCGGGGTTGCTTTCAAGCACGGCGGACAACTTGAACTATTTTTCTTGCTTTTCCGCGCCGAATGCCAGTTACAGTTGGCAACTTACCATCAATGCGGAGAACAACTGGACAGCAAACAAAGGTTTTGCCACAACTCAACAAAGCTTCGTAAACGGTTTGGACGCTTCAAAAAAGATACTTGTGGAAATGCTTTATTCAAGCACGTCAAAGCAAGGGGGGGCAACAAACGGGATTGTTTGGGACACAACGAGCAGTTTCCCCCATGCCAGTTTCAATTGGTCTAAGCTTTACCTTGGGGCGTCTTCAAACAACTTTTTCCACGAACAAGCGGGGTTCTTCAATCTTTGTATTTTTGACACAACCGGCGGGAACCTGTCCCGAACAGCGGTTGAGGAAATCCGCGCCGCATACGCTCTTGAATACCCGGACACTCGTATTGACCCAATGGCGTTCCCCGCTTGATATATCTCCAAAAACAAAAACAAAAACAACAAAACAGAAAAACAACATGAACACGTCAACAAAGAAATTACAACACCCGGAGGAATTAAAAGCCGCCGTCATTTCAACCGTGGAACCCTTCCGCGTCCAAGCCCTCCGCATTGTTGCAATGGTGGGGGCTTTCATCACCGCCGCCGGAATGGTGGACTTCACCGGGGTTGCTTCCATCCTCCCCGCCGATATTGCCGCATGGCTTCTCATTGTCGGCCCGCTCTTGATGGGTTCCGAAAAAGGGCTTCTTGTCCTTGGGGACTATCTGGACAACGGCAAGCGGGACAACTCTTTCAAGCTCCCGGCGGTGTTGCTCCCGTTCCTGTTGCTTGGCGTTTTTTCGGTCTTGACCGTTTCTTGCGTTGATACAAGTTTCCGTTTCACCCCGGACGGTTGCGCCCTTGTTGATTACGAAAAGGACGGCAAGACGTATTCGGCGGGCGGTTGCTTTGACGCGGAAGGCAAGGTGACGGTTTACCGCGTGGAATGGCTGGACAATGAAGGGCGGCTTTTCCAAGCGGACAGGCAACCCGGAACGGACGCCTTCGTTGTCCGTTACCGGCAAGCGGCGGATTCCCTTTGGATCATTTGGGACAAGGATTCGGGAATTGCGGTTGACCTTCCGCCCGCCATTGTGGAAGTTGAATCAACCAAGTAATCAGCGAACCCGAACCAAAAGCCACGAATGAAAGTTGACGATGAACACCGCCTTGAAGGCGTCAAGCAATTGGAGTATCCCGCCGGGCCAAAAATGCCTGTCCGGCGTTTCCTTGTGATACACTTCACCGCCGGGGCAACCGCGCTTTCATCCGTGAACTTTTGGCGGACGCCCGCCGCGAAAGGCGCGGAAGCTCATATCATCATTGACCGGGACGGGACTGTTTACCAAGTCCGCCGGACAGACCAAAAAGCGGACCATGCCGGAAAGTCCGCATGGGTTGACCCGAACACGGGAAAGAAATATGTTGGGTTGAACTCTTGTTCAATCGGAATTGAGCTTGCCAACGGCGGCAATGACGCCCGCTTGATTTCCAGATACTCCAAGCTTCCGCCGGTTCGCGCCTCCCACAAGCGGGGCGGTCCGGCGGTTCTTTGGGAGGCTTATCCGAAGGCGCAACTTGACGCCTTGGAAGAGGTTTCACGCGCCTTGGTTGAGCGTTACAATCTGGACGATGTTGTTGGGCATGATGACATTGCCCCCACCCGCAAAAGCGACCCCGGCCCGGCATTTCCCATGGAAGCTTTCCGCCGCAAGCTTGGTTTTTGCAAACCCCTCGCCAAGTTGTGAAACACGTTTTTGAAATTGCCGGGCTTGTCCCCTTCCTTGCGGTGTTGACGCATGATGACCTTTCCTTTTGGGAGCGGATGCTTGAAAAGTGGGGAATCGGCTTGATAGGCTTAGGGCTGTTCGTCTTCTTGGCCAAGTGGACAGCGAAGCGGGAAGAAAACTTGCAAAAGGCGCGGGACGAGCGGGAAAAGGAAAGCCAAACCGAAAGGGTTGCCCTGCTTGCCCGCAACAACGAGTTGCAACTTGAACTTTTAAAAGCCATCAACACCCATGCCAAGAAAGCGGAGGATTTGACGCGGGAAGCCACCTTGGCGAACAAGGACAACGCCGCCGCAATGCGGATGCTCGTCCGCAAGATGAAACGCCCTTGCGTGAATCCGATTGACGATTACGGCGCGGAAACCTATCCCGGAAGCCAAGAGCAATGAGCAACCCCCTTTTGGACGCGGCAATCAAGGAAGCATACGGAAAAGCAACATCTTCCGTTGAATATATCAACACCCTTGAAATTTCGCAAATAGGCGTTTCCGAACCAATCAGGATTTGCCAAGGTTATATCAACCGAAACTTGACTGTCCCCGGCGAGGGCGTCCAGACCTTCCTTGCAACGCCTTTCCGCTTCAACCTCCCGAAAGTTGACGATGGCGGCTTGCAAGAGCTTTCCTTGACCTTTGACAACGTGGACAGGCGGATTGCGGACTTTTGCCGCTCCGCCTTGACCTACGCCGCGCCAATTGAAATCAAGTTCCGGCCATACCTTGCCAGTGATACAACAACCCCGAAGATGGACCCGCCCTTGTTGTTGTTTCTCACAAACGTTGTGATTGACGCAACAACCGTTTCAGGCCGGGCGGTTCAACGTGA